CATACGCGACAACCTGTTTAAAGCGTTCGGTTGTTGTATTAAGACGTACGGTGAAAACGACACCGTATGGGTCACACACAATAACTTACCCGCCGCCTTCGATGCTATCGATTGGTCGACCACCGCAGTGCTAGCGCACAACGCTCAGTTTGATGTAGCGATCCTCTCGTGGGTGTACGGGTGCAAGCCTGCATTCATCTTCGACTCGCTCTCTATGGCGCGTGCTCTGCGTGGGGTGGAGGTGGGCAACAGCCTTGCCAAGTTAGCCGATGAGTTTGGTCTGCCCCCCAAGGGACAGGCTGTGTACAGCACAGATGGACTAGCCGAGTTAACGCCAGCGATTGAGAAGGAGTTGGCTGACTATTGTGCACACGACACGTACCTGTGTGAGGAGGTGTTCAAGCGTTTGGTCAAGGGCTTCCCTGCCAAGGAGTTAAAGCTGATCGACCTCACGCTAAAGATGTTTACCAACCCCGTGTTACAACTTGATAAGGAGATGCTCAGTGCAGCGATTGAAGAAGAAAAGACAAAGAGAGGCGATCTTCTTTCGCGTCTTGGTGTTGAGGAGTCCGTCTTGGCAAGCAACCCGCAATTTGGTGACTTGTTACGCAGTCTTGGAGTGGAGCCTCCGATTAAGGTTAGCAAGACCACCGGTGAGAAGGCGCTTGCGCTTGCTAAAAACGATGCGCTCTTTCAGGCGCTACTTAACTCCGATAACGAAGACGTGGCTCTCCTTTGTGAGGCGAGACTGGCAGTTAAATCAACATTGGAACGCACACGAGCGCAGAGATTCTTGGACATTGCGCAACGCGGTTCGCTTCCGGTACCCCTTAACTATTACGGCGCACATACAGGGCGCTGGTCTGCTAGTAAAGGATCTGGACTTAATCTGCAAAACTTAAAGCGTGGGTCGTTCCTTCGCAAGTCGATTATGTCTCCTGCGGGCAACACGTTGGTGGTATGTGACTTATCTCAGATCGAGCCGCGTGTGCTTGCATGGCTGACTGGGTACGAAGCGCTCCTCGACATCTTCCGTTCAGGGCAGGACGCTTACGCTCAGTTCGGTGCACAGATGTTCGGCATCCCCGGCATGAGTAAAGAAAGCCACCCCGACCTTCGACAGTCTGCCAAGTCTGCGCTACTGGGGTGCGGTTATGGACTGGGGTGGGCATCGTTTGCCGCTCAGTTGTTGACTGGCTTCCTTGGTGCGCCACCGACTCGATACGACAAAGCCTTTGCCAAACAACTTGGTGTAGACGCTGAGTACTTGAGTCGGTTTGTTGAGTGGGAGGACAATCTCAAGCGTATGGAGGAGATCCCTCGTACGTGCACCGAGCATGAGTTGTTGGTTCACTGCGTCTCAGCCAAGAATATCATCGACAAGTATCGGGAGGCAGCAGAACCTGTGCGTGACTTCTGGCAGTTCTGCGACAGCGCTATTACCCGCTCGTTGGTAGGAGGCAAGACCATCAAATACAAATGTTTGACTTTTGAGAAGGAGAGAGTAGTATTACCAAGTGGGCTAGCGTTACGCTATCCCGGCTTGAGCAACACCCCCAACGAGCGTGGAGTCCAGTGGACCTACGGGGAGAATCGAAAGCTGTATGGGGGCAAACTGACTGAAAACATCGTTCAGGCAGTGGCTAGGTGCGTCATGACTGACGGCATGCTTCGGATACAACAACGGTATCCATGTGTGTTGACGGTACATGACGAGGTTGTAGTGGCAGTACCGGAGTCGGAAACAGAGGACGCTAAAACATGGGTTTTAGCGCAGATGACTATGGAGCCGAAGTACATGCCGGGTATTCCGTTAACGGCTGAAGTTGATTCCGGACAACGATATGGAGATGCAAAATGAGAATTCCAAAACGATTGAAAGTAGGTAAGCGCTGGTACAAAGTAAGTGTCATCGACAAGATGGAGGTAATGGGTACGATGGGTAGCACCGACTACGACACAGCATGTATCAAAGTTGCTACACGCAGTACGATCAACAACAAACGCTTCAAAGACGAAGACGTAAACGATACGTTCTGGCACGAGTTGACCCACGCCATCCTCAAAGACATGGGTAGTAAGTTGGAGACCAACGAGAAGTTTGTTTGTGCTTTCTCCTCCCGTCTTAACAACGCCATCCTTTCAGCGAGATTCAAATGACCAAACCAGTAACGTGGTCGCACAGCGGGTTGAAAGACTTTGAAGGATGCGCCCGTCGTTACCATGAAGTGCGTGTGCTTAAGAACTTCCTAACGCAAGAGACGGAGCAAATGCGGTATGGGACAGAGTTGCACGAGGCGGCTGAGTTGTTTGTGAAGGAGGACAAGCCTCTGCCGCCTAAGTTTGAGTTCATCAAGCCCACACTAGATGCGTTGCTGTCAAAGCCCGGTCGCAAACTACCCGAGCATGAGATGGCGCTCAAAGAAGACTTGTCACCCTGTGCGTTTAAAGACCCAGCGTTTTGGGTGCGGGGTATTGCTGACCTGTTGATTGTTGATGACGACAACCTCACCGCTAAAGTTGTTGACTACAAGACAGGCAACGACAAGTATCCCGACAGGGATCAGTTGATCCTTATGTCGCTGATGGTGTTCCAACACTTCCCGCACATTCGCCAAGTCGATTCGGCGCTGTTGTTTGTTGTAAAGGAGTCGATAGTAAAGCACCGCATGACAAGGGACGACATCGAGTCGGCGTGGTGGCAGTATCGCCTTCGGGTGTCAAAGCTTGTGGCTTCTGTTTCAAACAACGTTTGGCACCCAAACCCAACGCCGCTTTGCGGATGGTGCCCAGTTAAAAGTTGTGAGTTCAACCCAAAACATTAGGAGGCCAACATGGCACGTGATTACAGGAAAGAGTATGCGCAGTACCACGGCAAGCCGGAGCAGATCAAACAACGCGCTGAGCGAGTTAAAGCCCAACGACTTGTAGATAAGAACGGCAAGGACGAGAACGACAACGGCAAAGCCGATGCACGTGAAGGCAAAGACATCGATCACAAAAAGCCGTTGCGTTCAGGTGGCAAGACAACCAAGAGCAACCTGCGTATTCGCAGCATCAAATCAAATAGGAGCGACAACGGAAAATGAATCTAACGCCAGATCAAATGGCGGACTTATGGTATCTGCGGTTTAAAAATCGTTGGGTTACAAACGACAAAGTACAAACAGAAAAGTGGAAACAGATTGTTAGCGTGCTGATGAAGCACGACATCATTCGATACCAGCTAGTACCTCGCAAGTCTGGCTACGTAGAGTGCTACCAATTGAAGGAGTCATATGCAAATAGTTGAAAACAAAGCGCTGGTATTGCGCACAAGAGACCCAAGCAAATACACAATTATTCCGAAGTCGAAGGTTATAGCAGAGAGCAACGGCATCTATGAAGTAGCCGTTAAGTGGGGGCTTGATGAAGTGCAAGTGTTGCGCAACTTGGGTGTGCGCAACGTTCCCTCTCCGATCACTGTGCGCTATGACTGGCCCGGTCGGTTCAAGCCGATGAAGCACCAAGTCGACACGGCGGCGTTCCTCACATTACATAAGCGTGCGTTCGTGTTCTCTGAGCCGGGTACAGGCAAGACGCTTGCCGCACTATGGACCGCTGACTACTTGATGAAGACCAACCGGGTGCAGCGTTGTTTGATTCTCTGCCCGCTCTCGATCATGCACTCAGCGTGGATGCAGGATTTACGCAACAGCGTGATTCACCGAAGCGCAATCGTTGCCCACCACACACAAGCAACCCGCCGTATAGAGATGGTGCAGGGCGACTATGACTTCGTTATCACAAACTACGATGGGCTGAACCTGATCGCTGACGAGATCAACAACGACGGGCGCTTCGATCTAATCATTGTCGACGAAGCCAACGCATACAAAAACGTCTCGACCAAGCGGTGGAAGTCACTGCAAAAGATTCTCAAGCCCGACACAAAGCTTTGGATGATGACGGGAACTCCTGCGTCTCAGTCGCCCCTCGATGCGTACGGGCTGGCTAAACTGGTCAACCCCACCGGTGTGCCCAAGTTCTTTACGGCATGGCGTGATGTCACGATGAACAAGATCACGATGTTCAAGTGGATCCCCAAGATCGATGCGCAGGAGAAGATCCACGAGGCACTGCAACCAGCAATTCGTTTCACCAAAGCCCAGTGCTTGGATCTGCCGCCCGTCATTACCGAGACCCGTGAGGTGCCGCTGACCCCCCAGCAGAAGAAGTACTACAACATGCTCAAGGAGCAGATGCTGGTCAAGGCGGCGGGGGAGACGATCACTGCCATCAATGCAGCCGCTGAAGTCAACAAGTTGTTGCAGATAAGCGCAGGTGCGGCGTACACGGACAACGCGGAGGTAGTGACATTCGACTGCTCCCCCCGGTTAAACGTCCTGATGGAGGCGCTGGAGGAGACGGATCGGAAAGTGTTGGTGTTCGCCCCCTACCGCCACAGCATCGACACCATCTACGAATATCTTACTATCAACAACTTTAAGGTAGAAGTTATCCACGGGGACGTAGCCGCAACCAAACGGACGCGAATCTTCAAAAATTTCCAAGAAGAAACCGAACCCCGTGTGTTAGTGATCCAACCCCAAGCCGCCGCGCATGGCGTGACGCTGACTGCCGCTGACACGGTGGTGTTTTGGGGGCCGGTCATGTCTACGGAAACCTACATACAGTGCTGTGCGCGCTCTGACCGCAAGGGGCAAGGCAGCGACAAGGTGACGGTCATACACATTCAAGGGAGTGAAATCGAGCGCAAGATGTTCAAGCGCTTAGCTGAGCGGGTGGAGGACAACAATATGCTGGTCAGACTGTACGAGGAGTTGCTTGACGAGAAGTAAAATGTTGTACATAATTGTCAAAAATTAGATAGGAGATACACAAATGGAAGACCAAGTACCCCTCGATAAACTTGCAAAGGTTTATCGGAAGATCCGGGATCGGATTAGTAAGTTGACCCAAGAGTACGAGACGGAAGTCGAGACGCTCAAGGAACAACAGCAGGAAATAGCCAACGCTATGAAGGACATCCTTGTGTCCACCGGACAGAAGAGCGCCAACACAGCCGAGGGCACAATCATTCTCGGGCAGAAAACCCGCTACTTCACCAATGACTGGGACAGTTTCAAGAAATTCGTCCTTGACCATGAAGTGCTGGATTTGTTTGAGAAGCGCATTTCCCAAGGAAATATGAAGCAGTTCCTTGAAGAAAACCCCGGCGTAGTCCCACCGGGCCTTAACTCGGACAGCGAATTGACTGTTACTGTCCGCAAACCATCGAAGTGAAGGAGTAGTCCATGTCAAACGTAGCCGTGTTTAACCCCTCGCAAGTCCCGGCGTTTGCGAAGAAGGGCGAGTTGTCAGCCGTAGCGAAAGCCCTTGCGGGCGATGGTACTGGCGGTACCAAGCGTATCTCCATCAAGGGAGGCGTCTTCCGTCTGGTGGCTGGTGGTAAGCAAGTCGCCTCAATCGAAGAGCGCTACCTAGATGTAGTGATTGTTAATGCCGCACCCAAGATCAGCCGTACGTATTACGGCAGTGCGTATGACCCCGAGAACCCAGCGCCTCCCGACTGCTGGTCGCCTGATGGTGAGCGTCCTGCCTTTGAAGTGCAGAACCCGCAGTGCGACACCTGTGCCTCCTGCCCACAAAACGTCAAGGGTTCAGGTAATGGCGATGCCCGTGCTTGCCGCTTCTCCCAGCGACTAGCTGTAGTGCTTGCCAACGACATCGAGGGCGACGTGCTTCAGTTGACCCTGCCTGCCACCAGCATCTTTGGTAAAGAGAGTGGCGATGATCGTCCGCTCCAAGCCTACAGCCGCTGGCTGGTCGCCCAAAGTATTGGCCCCGATATGGTCGTTACCCGCATGAAGTTTGATACAAAGGCTGAGTCGCCCAAGTTGTTCTTCAAGCCCATGCGTTGGCTGACGGATGACGAGCACGAGACTTGCGCCAAGCAAGGTCTGACTGAAGTTGCCACCCGCGCCATCACCATGACGGTCGCACAAGCAGATGGCGTTGAGACCAAGCCCATCGTTATGGAGGGCAAGCCCCCGAAAGCCAAGGTCAAGACCAAGGCTGAAGAGGCTGAGAGTGACGAAGTAGAAGAGCCAGAGGTCCGTAAAGAGAAAGACGCCCCCGCCCCAGCCAAGAAGAGTAAGTTGTCTTCTGTAGTGGCTGACTGGGATACCGACGACTAACTACTTCGGGGGGAAAGCAGTCTCCTCATTTGAGGTCCGGGTAATGAACACCCCGGTTGCAAAGACTGTAAGTACCCCCACCCATACCTATGCCCTATTCAGACAAAATCAAACAAGCAGTCAGCGAAGCGCCCCCCGGTCTCGGTGCGGAGTTGGGACGTTGGGCGGTGCTTCGGGACATTTCAATGCAAAAAATCGCAATGATTACTGGCGCCACTAGGCAGACTGTATACAACTGGTTTACAGGAACGACTGCCGTTACTCCTGCGTATCAGGAAAAAGTGACCGAAGTTATCGATGTGCTACGTCAAACGAGTCAATCGGATGACGCATGGAGGATTCTATGTACGAAATTCAACCTACGTCATTGACCCATGACGAATTGCTTCGCGCCTGCAACAACGTCCTGTCAGGCGAGACGTTGCCACTGATGTACCAAAGGGAGCTTGTCAAACGCTTTGAGTCTTTGCTCAACGAGATAGACGATCTACATGACGAACTAGAAGCCAAATAACACTGAGGGGATCATATGCAACCGCTTGAGTTTCTAGCGGCGGTGCTTCCTTCTTCCGGTGTTTATTGCGCCGCTGAGTTTACGTCACCGAAGAAAGAGCACGTTTACGTCGATACTGTCGACGAGTTGTTGGTAGCCGCCAACAAGATGGCATCCGCTAATAAGGACGCTTATTTTGGTTTGGCTGCTTATAAAGAGAAAGGAACACGTGTAGCAGACAACGCCCGCGTCATGAAGTCGCTGTTCTTGGACTTGGACATTGGCGAGAGCACAAGCAAAAGCAAGAAGTACAGCACCAAGAATGAGGCCGCTGAAGGCTTCAAGGACTTTATGGTGCAGACCGGCATGGGTCAGTTGGGTCAGCCGTTCATCATCAATTCAGGTGGTGGCTTCCATGTGTACTGGGCCTTTGATGAGGAAATTCCTATCGAGCAGTGGAAACCGATAGGGGAAAACTTCAAGCGCCTGTGCCATCAGGAAGGCTTGATTATCGACATGAACGTGCCCGCAGATGCGGCACGGGTACTGCGCGTACCGGGAACCTTCAACTTTAAGGAGGAGACTTCACGCCCTGTCGAAATACTACAGGTAGGCGATACGTTCACCTCGTTCCAACTGGACTCGTTCATCAAGTCCAAACTTAAGGCGCCCACCTACGAAGCCACCGTAGCGAGCCTCCCCGGCAAGAAGCCCAAAGCCGCCAACGCGACAATCACCAAGTTGTTGCAGGAAACCAGTTCTACCTCCTTCAAACAAATTGTCAGTAGAACGAAAGAGGGTACGGGGTGCGGTCAACTCGCCTACTACGTTGAGAACGCCGAGAGCGATGGCATGGAGCCGTTGTGGCGGGGGATGCTGTCCCTAGCGCAGAAGTGCAAGGACGGAAAAAAGGCTGTTATATGGCTGTCCCAACTCCACCCCTACGAACCCGAGCGCATGAACCAGAAACTGCGCGAGATCAAAGGACCGTATGGGTGCTTGAAGTTTGACTCCGAGAACCCCGGCATCTGCACCGAGTGC